GTTTCGGCCTCTGCCAGCATGCCGGCGCGCTTCGCCAGCAGGTCATTGTACTTTCTGCGCATGATGTATCCTCCTTAAAATCTCATTTTTTCAAGCGCGAGCGCAGCTTCGTCCTGCCAGCGCTCTTTATCGTCTGCGCCGCCCGGCGCATGGGGTTCTTTTCCCTCGGTACCGCCATAGCGCTTCGCTTTAACGACACCGGCTTCCGGCTGCGCAGGAACAGCCACAAGGCTGACCTCATAAGCTTCACAAGCATCGACAAGGTCAAAATGACAAATCTTGCCGTCGTATTCATGGCCGCCGTGGTGCTGACAGAGCGTTGTGCGCTGATCCGCGCCGCAAATGGAGCAAAGCACATGCTCAACCGTACAGCCAACGCTGCATTCGCGCAGAATGCCGCCCTCGATGGCGGAGATCGTGTCAGCCATTGATTCTGTGCGCACGGTGTAGCAGCAGAGGATCAGGCGCTTGACGTCACCCTCGCCGCTCACATAGGCGTTGTAGATGCGCGCCGTCTGCGACTTGGCGCTCCAAACGTGATCAAGCAGCACCGTCTTGCCGATGTACAGCTTTGCGAGCTGTTCCAGTGTGTTTTCGGTGAACCTCTCGTTGTCGCGGTCTACCTGGTTATCACAGGCTGCCAGGCGGAAGGCGAACACTTCGTCTGCACTCAGCTCCCGAAGGGACTGCTTGTTGATGAGTGCAAGCTCTCTTTCGCTCAAAGCCTGCTTTTCAAGCCTTGCAGACTTGTAGATCATTTCCATGGGTTACTCCTCTCACAAAGCTAAAAGCGGAGACGGCTGCCGCCGCCAAGAGAGCGCGTCCGCTCAGTTGGTTTTGGTAGCCGTCTCCGCAAAAGAGGTAGCCGTTTTATCTTATAATTGCTTTCTCAAAGGGAATGCCCGACTCGATTCTATACCGAAAAGTTTCGTAAGGGATATCATATTGCCTCGCCCATTGCGCGATCGTTTTGGAAATACCATCGTGTTCCACATAGACGTTTCGCCTTGTATTATTACCTTGAGTACGTCGGTCGACCCATCGGCAATTTTCAGGAGAATAGTCTCCGTTATTATCTCTCCTGTCTATGGTTAGATGATCCTCATAATTATTTTGCAAGGCCCAGCTTTCAAACGCCCCGTAATCATCCCACAACTGACAGACACGTATTCCTCTGCCACCATAGTCTTCGTAATTCTTTGACCTTGGATTGTTACAGCGGGTTCGGATACCTTTCCAGATTCGATATAGTCTCTCATTTTTTTGGGGATGCTTCTGGAATCTTTCTCGTGTTAACTGCTTAACCAGACAACCGCAGGACTTAGAACCTCCATTTCTCAGGCAAGCAGAATCGACCACCTTGACGTTTCCGCAGTCGCATTGGCATAACCATTTGGCATTTTGCTTGTGGTGTCCGTATCCGTTTCTGCAAATTACCGTCAGCCGCCCGAAGCGCTGTCCGGTCAAGTCGATTAGCTTACCCATGTGCCGCCTCGCTTTGCAGCCGTGCGGCCATGGCAAGGATATCCTGCTGATCCTGCTCGGTCAGGGAACGGAACAGCTCGATAACGGAAGCAAGGTCATAGTCGCTTTCCATAAAAACCTCCTTGATTTTCCCTCAGAGGCTTGATAGAATGAATTTATCAAGCCGAAAGGTTTGGTGATTTGGGCGTCCACAACTTCTTGGCGGGAGGGTGGGCGTCCCTTTTTATTCACTGAGTTCTTCGTCGAGCTTTTTCCTGAACCATTCGGTCCGGCTTTCGCCTTTTTGGGCGAGCTTTCGGTCAAGTGCTTCGGCTTTTTCCTTATCGACCATAAAAACCAACTGTTTTTTGGCCTTTCTTAGTTCTCGAAAATACTCAGCACGGCTTTTTTCAGCCAAGTTCTCACCTCCTTGTTGCTAACTACAGAATACACTGTTGTTAACAACAAGTCAAGAGGTTTTTGAAAAAATCCCTGTGCAGGTTTTCAGCCGCCTGCGCTCGCTGTTGTCTTCGCTCTCTTCGCCTAACGGGTGTCAACTCCCGGTGATCGCTTTCGGCGTCACAAGCCTTTGATGCAGTTTTCAAACATCGTTTTACTGCGGCGGGGGTTCTTTTCCCGCCGCCCGCTGGCGACTCAGCTCAACAAATTCGCTCAGCGGCACATAGTTCAGGCTGGCATAATGAGTGTCTCCGCCGTCGATAAAGGGAAGATCCTCCAGCGCGCGGATCTCGTTGACGGAGAGCACGCCCGTGTCGCGCATGGTGCGGTACCAGTTGGCGCGGCTGGCCGCGTCGCCCCTGAGCTCAGCCATCATGTTGATGCGGATCTCAAGCCCCTTTTTCAGCTCGCTGTCGGTCAGCAGCTTATAAGTCTGCTCTTCTTCATACTGCGTCACGATCGGATGCAGCGTGCTCACAACGTACTCGATGGAATTTTGCTCGTTGGAAGCGTAAGATTGAGCCCCGTCGTTCAGCTTATACAGCGGCACACCGAAGTAGCGGGCAATGTCCTTGACGGAGATCTCCTTATTTTCCACAAACTGCGCATCGCGGTTCGAACTGGCGATGCTCGTGTATTTGAGGCCGAGGTCAAGGATCGCCGTGCGGTGTGCGTTGCTCGGGCCAAGGTGGACCTTTTCCCATTCGCTGCGCAGCTGATCCTTCAGCGTCA